TTAATATACTTTTAACGATAAAGCTATTAAAAGATGGTTATCATAGTATGTCAACTGTATCTTGCTTTGCTTCATTTACTTTATTAGTATTAATGAAATTATATAATTCATTTGTAGTCGCACACGCATCAATTAAGAGTGATAAAATGATGAGTGCATATATGTGTGAATTTGTATCGTATAATGTATTAGATGCGGATTATGTTAAAGCTAAAAATGATAAAAATTTAATTATGGATGATATAAAAATTGAAAGTGATAAAAATGATAAAAATTTAATTATGGATGATATAAAAATTGAAAGTGATAAAAATGATAAAAATTTAATTATGGATGATATAAAAATTGAAAGTGATAAAAATGATAAAAATTTAATTATGGATGATATAAAAATTGAAAGTGATCCTAAAAAAACAATTGAATTAGATACAGAAAAAGGAAAAATAGAAATAGATGGTTCAATAAATGTAGATGAAAATATAAATACATTAGAAGAAATTATTCCAATTGTAACAACTACTGGATAATGATCTGAACTTACTTTTATATCTATATATAAATGTATTGGATAATATTTTTCATCTGTAGAAATAATATAATCTAAAAATATAACATAAATTTGATATTATTTAATAGATTTTATATAAAAATGGATAATATATTTTATTCTAGTAATATTTCATATTCATTTGTTAAAAAATTAAATAATATCATGGATAAACAATATAATGAATATAAAAAACAAATAATTAATAATATTTTGGAAGAAATTATAATATATTATAAATTAAACGATGATTTATATAAAATTAAATAATGTTGATTCTCATAGATTTGAAAACGCAGAAATAGAACAGTTTAAAACTATTGATTATTGCATAAAATCATGTTATAAAAATAATTATACAGGTTTTGTGATTTATAAAAAATCAGTTTATTATCGTAATATTTATTTTGAATCGTTAATTAGAAATTATATATATATGCCAGAATCAATTATGTATATAATTATACCAGATGTATATAAAAAAAATATTTTTTCTATTGATTTTAGGGTTCAATTTTATACTAAAGGAATTTCTAATAAAACTTATGATTTTACCAATGATCGTTATAAAATGAGTTTGCCTGAATTGGAGAATAAAATAGACAATTTTATTCCAGGTAATAAAAACCACACGAATCAAATCTATGAGAATCTATACATTTTTTTATTGAAATATAATTTATCAAAAAATATAGATTTTAAAATAAATCCATACGACCTTTCGTGGGGCCAAAATGATGCTACATTTGTTAAATCCAGACCAAAAATTAACTCTTTAAAATCTATATTGCTACCGTTGGAATACCTTTATCTACCATTTAAAGTTATACACCTAATTAAAGAAGACATTCATTTTGATAAAAAACAGAACAAAATTGTATGGAGAGGAACTAATTCTGGAGTTGATATAAACCACGATGTTCGTGCTTCAAGAGTAACATTAGTATCTAAATATTATAATAATAGTTTATGTGATATAGGATTTTCGGATATGAGATATAAAAAAAATACAATTGAACATAAAAATGTAAAGGATTTTATAAAAAAAAATTTATCAATTAAGGAACAACTCAATTCAAAATTTATTGTTAGCCCTGAAGGTAATGATTTTGCTACTAATTTATTATGGATTTTATTATCCAATTCTATACCAATATGTCCAATCCATTTCATAGAGACGTGGAGTATGGAAAGCTTATTAGAACCATGGAAACATTATATACCTGTAAAAAATGACTATAGTGATTTAATTAGAAATTACACAATAGCTATAAATAATAATGATATATGTATGAATATTTTATTTTATAAAAAATTATTCATATCTAATTTTTTAGATATAGATATGGAAAGGTTAGTGATAAACAAAACTATAAATACATATTTTAATAATAGAATCCATTAAATTATTATTATTTAATAACATAAACATTCAAAGACGGTTTGCGATATTAGTATTTTTTTTTGGGGTATATACAACTTCGTAATCGGTCATCGTTTAAATTACTTAAAAAATAAAGAATATTATATATATAAATAATTAAATGTCTAAAAAAGTAGCAATTGGGATTGATCTCGGGACAACCTATAGTTGTGTTGGTATATGGAGAGATAATAGATGTGAAATTATATCAAATGACCAGGGTAATCGAACAACACCATCATATGTAGCATTTACAGATACAGAAAGAATAATTGGAGATGGTGCTAAGAATCAAGCATCTCAAAATCCGGAAAACACAGTATATGATGCTAAAAGATTAATTGGAAGAAAATTCAGTGATCCAATTATTCAAAATGAAATCAAGGGATTTCCATTTGATGTTATAACAAGTAAAGGAGATAAACCCAAAATAAAAGTAGATTATAAAGGAGAAGAGAAAACATATCACCCAGAGGAAATTTCATCTATGGTTTTAACTAAAATGAAAGAAACAGCTGAGGCATATGTGGGTCATGAAGTAATAGATGCCGTTATTACATGTCCAGCTTATTTTAATGACAGTCAAAGACAAGCTACAAAGGATGCTGGTCAGATTGCTGGATTAAATGTTCTTCGTATAATTAATGAACCGACAGCGGCAGCAATAGCATATGGTTTAGATAAGGATGATAAAGAAAGAAATGTTCTTATTTTTGATTTAGGTGGTGGGACATTTGACGTTTCTTTACTTACGATTGAAAGTGGAATTTTTGAAGTTTTAGCAACAGCCGGTAACACTCACCTCGGAGGTGAAGACTTTGATAATTTATTAGTTCAACATTTTGCAACAGAATTTAAAAGAAAAAATAAAGGTCTTGATTTAACAAAAAATAAAAAATCAATGAGAAGGTTGAAAACGGCTTGTGAAAGAGCAAAGAGATCACTATCAAGTGGTTCTTCGGCTACAATTGAATTAGATTCATTATTTGAAGGAACTGATTTTTTTACATCAATCACACGAGCTAAATTTGAATCAATATGTTTATCTTTATTTAAAAAAGTCATTGATCCAGTTCAAAAAGTTCTAGCTGATTCAAAAATCAGTAAATCCAATGTAGATGAAATTGTTCTGGTTGGTGGATCTACAAGAATTCCCAAAGTTCAGGAATTAATTAGTGATTTTTTTAATGGTAAAGAATTATGTAAAAATATAAATCCCGACGAAGCAATTGCACATGGAGCCGCAGTTCAAGCAGCAATATTGGGAGATACATTAGAGGATGGTGATAAAGCTAATGATTTATTATTACTAGATGTAGCTCCATTATCACTTGGAATTGAAACCGCTGGTGGTGTTATGACAAATTTAATTGATCGCAATACAACAATCCCAACGAAAAAGAGTAACACATTCAGTACATATGAAGATAATCAGCCGGGTGTATCAATTCAAGTATTTGAAGGGGAAAGACAATTTACAAAAGATAATAATCTCTTAGGAAAATTCCTACTAGAGGGATTACCACCGGCACCTAGGGGTGTTCCTCAAATAGAAGTCAGTTTTGATTTGGATGCAAATGGAATTATGACAGTAGAAGCTTGTGATAAAGCAAGTGGTAAAAAACAAGAAATCAAAATTAAAAATGATAAGGGTAGATTATCTTCTGAAGATATCGATAAAATGGTTGAAGAAGCCGAAAAATATAAAGAAGATGATGCTAAGGTCAAGGCGCGAATTGATGCTAAAAATGAATTCGAATCAATAATATATCAAACAAAAAGTTCAATTGATAAAGAAGAGATTAAATCTAAATTAGATGAAGACGATTTAGAAACATTAAGTAATATTATTTCCGATAATGAAACATGGTTGGAAGATAATGGTGATGCAACAACCGATGAATTAAATACTCAAAAAGATGAATTTAATACAACAGTTCAACCAATTATGAGTAAATTATATAGTGGTCAACCAGGTTCTCCACCCGAAGGTGGTATGCCTGATATGCATGGTATGTCGGGTATGCCTACTGGTCCAACAATAGATGAAATTGATTAAATATATTCAAATCAATTTAAAAATAATAATAATAATATTAATATGGAATTAAATTTCAATTCGGCGATTTTAATGAATAATAATGATGAATTTATTAGAATAATAATTCAACATTTAAATAATAATACAGATATTGATATATTGGACCAATCTTTTAATGAACAAGGTGTATTTAAAAAACCTTGTTCACTAAATTTTATAGATGAATTAGAAGAGTTGGAAATAATTCAAGAAGATATAGATTCGGGATTATCGTGTGCTATATGTCAAGATTCATTTAAATTGGGTGATACAGTTATAGGTTTACCTTGTGAACCACAAATTCATTATTTTCATAAAATTAGTGATAATTGTCCAGGTATATTTCCATGGTTGAAAGAAAATAATACATGTCCAATATGTAGATCTGAATTTCCAATAGACGATAATGAAGAACCAATTGATAATGAAGAACCAATTGTAAATGAAGAACCAATAGACGATAATGAAGAACCAATTGTAAATGAAGAACTAATAGACGATAATGAAGAACCAATTGTAAATGAAGAACTAATAGACGATAATGAAGAACCAATTGAAATAGATAATATAATGTTACCAAATTTTAATGATTTTTTAAATCAACCACCTCCAAATTTAATAATACAACCATCAGAAATTATTAATAATCAAGAAGAAATTATTCATAATATACCATTTCAACACTTACTAAATATAAATAGTGGTCAGAATATAAATAATATTGAAGAAAATATTATTCAAATGCTGAACACTATAAATAGTTATAGTGTTGATATGAGTATTGATGATAGTGGATTTCCAATACACGATATAGATGAAGCAATTCGGATGTCTATGGAATAAGTTTAAAGATAAAAATATTTATATATGTATAATATATATAAATAATGGATGAGAAAACATACAAATTCCTTAATAATAATAGCGATCAATTAAAAAAAATATATCTAGAAGGTATTGAAAAGTTTCAATTAGGATTACTATCAATTCAATTTAATGATGAAACTGATAAAGTTGATGTTGTTTTCTTAAATGAAGAATCTATATTAAAAATGATTAATCCTGATGGATGGAAAAGTATCCGAGAATCTGCCGAGGATAGAATGGTATTCTTAGTAATTAATGAAGGCAGAGCGCTTATTGTAAATGTTGAAAGAAACATTCCAAAACCAGTTTCTGATGAACTGACAGCAGTTGAAGAAGAAGAAGCTAATGTTTCTGTTGAAGAACCTGTTGCAGTATCAGTTGAACCGGAAGAAGCTGTTTCTGTTGAACCGGAAGAAGCTGTTTCTGTTGAACCGGAAGAAGCTGTATCAGTTGAAGAACATGTATCAGTTGAAGAACATGTATCAGTTGAAGAACCTGTATCAGTTGAAGAACCTGTATCAGTTGAAGAACCTGTATCAGTTGAAGAAGAA